CCTACCGTAACCGCACTTTGCACATCCCATTTGTTGTATGCACCAGAATCATCGCGTCTTAACATAATTAGAGCCTTACAGGGGTTGTTTTGAAATAACGAAACTCAGGGTCGTTAAGTTTCTTGAAAATAAGTTTGGGATTACGGGCAATCTCAGGGTCTTCCCTTACCCACTGTTGAAGTACAGTCTCAGGGACAGAGGCAACTTTGTGTAATCCATCAAAGTTCATCTTGCCGGGAGTTCTCGCATCACCGTGATCGTTATACTGGCGTTTGTTTGCTTCCAGAATAGGGCCAACATCCTGGTAGGTTTCGATAGTGACCGTTCCATCAGGTTCGTCTATCCAATCCGTACTTAGCCCGAGTATTCTTTCCAGAGGTTTTCTATCCATTAGTCCAGTACCTCTTTTTACCGCCTATATCGGAGGAGCCAGGTTTTGCCCACATTTCACGCTCTTTGCGTTCTTTTTCGGCCTTATCAAATTCCTTTTCAAGAATCTTAAATACGTCTTTCTTTCGTTTCTTTGCCATAGATAAAGCCCTTACGGGCGTAAAAAAAGCCCCCGGAGGGGCAGTAAGAAAAGGGGGGCTTACGCCCCCCTCCTTCCTATTAGGAAGTGGTGAGGTCGGCCAGATAGCCGGAGGCTTTCTGGTTTTTCGACTTCAACCCATACTCAACAAGGATATGCTTTTTCTGGCTATCGCCTGTCTTTGCAAGGTCTTCCGTTTTGAAATCACGCAGATAGCTGACGCTCCAGAAATCGAAATCAAGGAACCAGCAATCACCCGCACCGCTAAAGCGGTTTGGAATAATTTTCATGGTTCCAAAATCCGAAACATAGATATCAACAGAAGCTACAACGTGCGCCGGGGCTACCTTATCGGCAGATGTACGCAACGATGAAACCGACTGAGTGAGATCGGAAATGGCCTGTTTGTTAAAAGCACCGACCATGATGGTGTCAGGCTCACCACCGTTGTCGAAACACTCGCGGATAACGGTTTTTATACCGGCTTCCGTAATCGCACCAGCACTACCAGCAGCGGTGGCGGTATCCGTACCGTTACCAGTGCTTGCAGTACCAACCGAGGAAGTACCCAAGGAGTGGTAGTTAGAGGCAACCCACGATGGGAGGCCAGCCGTTATACGAGCGGTACTGGAAGAACCAGCACTTTTCGCCACATTGGACGTAAGCATTTTTTCCATGTCTCGCTTTAGGGTCTGCGAGGCGCGGGCCAAATGATAGCTCATTTCTGACTTAGCCTTTCCAGCAAAATCGACCTGTTCAGACGTACCACTGACTTGCACAGTTTCTTTCGAGATTTGCTGGTAATTGGTTAAGCGGGTGGTTTCAACGATAGCTGCTGCTGTCGAATCGTCACCTTCCGTATGGCGGTTTGTAGCCGCCGCTGCGAGGGTATCAGTCTGCCATTCAAACAGAACATTGTCAGCAGATTCGCGACCACATCCTGTCAGAAATGGAGTTGAAGTGGGGCTGATATCGTGAATGATATTAGCCAAGTCCTCGCGTACCCCGATGGCACTGTGTACCTGTCGGGTATTTGAAGGAACAGCCATTTACTTCTCCTTATAAAAATTCCTCAAACAACTTAGCCGCATCTCTAACGTGGCCTGTTTGTCTGAGTTGGTTACGTTTAGTTTTGAGTTCATCCCTTTTTGCTCTGGATTCCCCTTTTCCCGCACGAATGACCTTCGGTTTCCCTTTCAGCTTTTTGGCTTTGGGGTTTGCGTTCTGCATCTGGTCGTACAGCATGGCCTTGCGTAAAACCAGAAATGAACGGTGGTCAACAAGAGAGTCGATTTCAGCTTCAGCGTAACCAACGCCTTGTGCGTAGGATCTGAGTTCAGTTGCCAGTTGCCTCTGGGATTCTTGTTCACCCCATTCCGGTAGCGCAGCGATGAGTTTTGATTTCTCATCCTCGACTACCTTGGCCCACTTATGCTGATTCTCAGCCGCAGTTTGGTGTTGTGCTAATTTAGCTTTGTCTTGGAGTTCCGCGGCCTTTTCTTTGGCCTCCTGGTACTCCTGTCTCTTGGTAACGTACTCAAGGGGGTCTTCCACTCTCAAGCTATCCCAATCAATATCAAACTTCTTGATGTCTTGACTTTCGGCTAGTGTCTGCAAGTGTTGGACGTACTGTTGTCTTTCGTTCTGAATCTGTTGGAGTTGGGAGTTGTACTGCTCAGTTAAACCCTCCACTTCCTTTCGTTGTTCAGCGATAGACTGCGTTTTTTGGGTGTAGTCACTTTGGCGTAAATAGCCTTTCCTGAGTTCGTCTGCGGTTAATTCCTGTCCATCAACTTCAAATAGGAATTCCGTTTCTTCCTCTTCGGTTTCTTCACCCTCTGAGTCCTCTTCGGTTTCTAGCTCTTCGCTTTCTTCCTCAGTTTCCTCTTCCGCTTCTAACGGTTCCGTTTCTGACGGTGCATCCTCGACTTCCGGGGGTTCTTCCGAGTCCATTAGTCCGAGAATTGCTTTTTGCGCTTCCGCAATCGTGCCTGTGGGTTCTGTTTGAGTGTCCACGTTTAGCTCCATGAAAAAGAGGACCAAACGGCCCTCCCCCTACATCCTTGTAGGTTGTTTTCTAAAATAGGATCTTAGATTCCTTTTGCGCTTTCGCCATCTGTCCACTACTGATAATGGATTCAAAATGGGTATGCAGCCGTGAAAGAATCTTCAACCCTAGCCACAAGGTTTCCCTTGATTCAGCGTCTTGAATGGATGAGTGTTCCCATCCAATCAGGAATTCTTTTCGCAGAGTGTCAAACGCCTCCTTTACTAAGGGGTCTTCTAAGATGCGTTTAGCGTTTTCTGCTCTTTGCTCTTCGTTCATTAACCGATTCCTACCGGGCGACCTTGGGTTGCTTCCAGTTGGATCTCCGCTGACTTAAACACAGCGTCCTGTTGCATCTTCTGGGCTTCCAGTTGGAGTTTCTGTTGTTTGATCTGTGTCTCTGCAACCTTTACATCCAGTTCACCCTTTTTAAGTTGCATTTCAGCTTGGGCCATCTGTTCTTTCGCTCCGGGCTGTTGCTGTACCTTCTCCGGGTTGGTTAAGAAGGCATCCACATCCCTAAAGCCCATGTTCTTGACCATTTCCGCGCCAAGGTTATAAAGGTTCTTTTCATTTATGATTGAAAGACCACCTTTCATTGCTTGCGCGGCGAACTGCATGAGGCTGGACAGGTGCATGAGTTGTTGGTCACGGTTGCCATGCCCTAGTCCTACCGCTACGGTACAGTCCATCTTATCTCGCCACATATCAGGACGGACAGGGATGAATTCGTTTCTGAGCATGATGATTCTTTCTTTGTCCTGATTCTTCTGGACAATCTCGTAGATCATGTTCATCAGGTCTTTCACGCCCGTTTCTGCAAAACAACGTGCGATAAGTTCCACCCTCTGTTGTGCAGCAGTCATGGTCTGTGACACAGCAGCAGCAGTAGTGTGAGAAGTAAGAGTTCCTTCGTTCAGACCTTGCGAGTATTTGGTCATTCCAGACCGTTCCTCGCGGATAGAGTCGAGATATTTCAGAGTCTCAAACACATACGGCTGTAACGCAGGGGTCGGCAACGGGGTTATGGCATTTGGAACCTTAGTCCGTACTATCCCGCCCGGTCTGCTGGTGAGCAAATCATCCAGATTCACCTGACCTTCCATGACGGCAAAACGTCCGTGGTTCTGCATATACATATTGTCAAGAAGATTTCGCTGCAATGTACTCTTCATCAGTTGAAGATCCATTGTCAGGTCTGCCATAGACAAGCCAAAGAACTTGTGCGGTATCTTTATCGGCGTGAGCGTTGCAAAAGGCTTACGGTCTACCGGCTCCTGGTCAAGAATTATGTTACCAGCGGTAACGACTTTAATCAGTTCTGCTATACCATCATCGTCCTGATCGGACTTCAGATAACTTTCGTACACCCAGACTTCGCGCAGGGCTTCTTCTGTAGCCTCACGGCCTAGCTGGTTGGAGTTGTCAAACTCAAATCGCGCAAGACGTTCAGAGGAATATTCGTGGTTATCTCCCCCCAATTCATCTGCGTCAAAGTCATACCCCATTTCTTTAAGCTCAGAAATGGTCTTGCGGGAACGATGGCAGACAAAACGTGCATCCTCTATCGTCTTCGCTTCAGCGGATATTAAGAATTCTTCCGGCGGTACGTTCTCTATCCTTACTCTGCCGGTTACGACCTTGCGGGTAATTACAATGTCATGCGTAATTTCAAGGCCGTCCTCGTTCTCCGTATGTTCCAAAACCTCTACATTTTTGGGAGAGATAAGGGCTTCCAGTTCTAAGTCTGTCAGATCGGTATAAGTTTCTCTATCCTGTTCATCAGCTTCATCCCACCAGCATTTTACAATTCCGTTTTTCTGTAGGAGAGCGTCAGTAAACCAGTTATAAAGAATCTCAAAACCCGGATTATCTTTGGTAAAGATGTGGTTTACATAGTCAGAGGCTTGTTTCGCGTAAGGTACATCTTCCGGGCCTGTAGGGTGGAATTCCACAATCCTGTCACCAGAGGCGAATACTCGCATGAGAGAGGGTTTTATCCACTCCACCGTATCTGCTACGGTGCTATCTACAATCTGACTTCTACCTTCTACCTCGTTACCAAATGGCAGACCGTAGTAATACTCCATAGCGAGTCTGCGCTGGCTGGAGATTTCATCGTCATATCCGAGAGCCTGAGTAATCTCAGCGTCTATTCTTGTTTTTAGTTCATCCATGCGGGGAGTCCATAATTGGGCCGGGGTCTAGCAGACCACCGCCCACTATGTCGAAAATCGGGTCATCAGATGCGGGTAGATCATCGAAAACAGCAGTGTTGTAAGGAGTCCATGAGGTTCCCCAGCCACCAGGCGTAACTTCTGAAACTTCCATCACAGATGAAGGTGGCCCCGCGGGTAGGGGGTTGAAGCCATACTTATCGTAATCGGATGGTTCTTCTATCCAGTATCCTTTACCTTCCGGCCCCCAGATCACTCTTGTGTCGCCTTTTTTCGCTGCCCCCCTCATGGTTTGCCCCGGAATCCAACCCTGATACGGATCGCCAGCATCATCCAGACCTAATAATCCTGGCTCCGGGCCTGAATAAGCGCCTTCCACAAAACTTGGCCCACCAGCGTATTGCCACCTAAAATCATCCGGCTGGTATTGACCTTCTGGCGTATTCCAATACTTATTCTCATCTCCATAACCGCCGAAAGAGTGAATATCGAGTCCGTACCAAGACGGAATGACACCCCGCTCTACCGGCCCATATTCGCGCGGCATTCCTCGCGCACTCCAACTGTAGGAAGGGCCGGGATACCCTATTATGTCTGTAAGCGGAACTATGTAATCCTCGTATGAGCTTGGCAATATCCGTCCAGCCCCGTCTGTCCAACTTTCCTTGAATTGGGTTTTTTCAAGATCCTCATCCAAATTATAAAAAGGATTACGACCATGAACCCCGCCGGGGTTGCCTCCCACGCCGATATAATCATCGGAGTCCGGGTTTGCGTAAATGAATGGCCCGTCACGAATCATTCGCTTGGTGGTGAATATTGAGTCGCCTTTTGGATATACAGTAGTGGCAACCAGCCGTGGTTCTGTTGGTTCCGTAGGTTGTGTTGGTTCCGTAGGCTCTGTTGGTTCTGTTGGTTCGTAAGGAGGGGGCTGTCCATCACCAGCACCTCGACCCCCAGCACCTCGACCCCCAGCACCTCCTCCTCCTTGACCACCACTTAGTAGACCAGGCGTAATAGGACGGGGCCAACCGGAAACACCAGCCATATATTCGTACCCGGATTCGGGCATGAATGATCTTGGGAGGAGTCCAGCGTAA